CGACACCACCAACTGATGCACCGGTAGATCCTTGTCCTCCAGGTTATATGTTAGTCGATGGTATATGCCAACCCATAGAACAATTTGGTCAATCATCCTACCAACAAGATAACGATAGAGATGATCCAGAAGAACGAAAATATATGTCTATCGAAGATATGAAAAATGCAAGTGATGAAGAATTACTTGAGTACATGACAAGTGGTTTTTTAAAAAATAGTCCTCTTGGTTATCTTCCAAGTAAAGGCACAGAAGTTACTTTAAGTAATATGTTTATGCCTTCACAGTTTCAATTACTGTTTGGTAAACAAAATGAAATGCGTAAAAATTTTATAAAAGATGAATTAACAAGAAGAGGTTATTTTACAGGTAACTTTGATAAAAACCAAAATCCTATCTTTGATATTGGTAACAAAAACGTCAATACAAACACAGGTGGAATAGAAAGTGCATTACCTCAAAATGTTCAAGGACAACCTGTGACTGATGTATACGGAGACACCTATCAGCAAATAGCTAACAATCAAGGCAACACAGGATATACATTTACAAGTGGTAATCCTCAAGATCAAGTAGGACAGGCAACACAATCTGGTGTTATTTACGGAGTAGGCAGAGGAGGTGGTCAATCTCCAAGTGGAACTGGTACACCTGTAAACTACAGCCAAACAGGAAATCCGTTTCTTACACAACCACCACAAATGACAGCTGCACAACAACAGTACATGGAAGATTACGATAAATAATGGATTTAGAAAAAGAACAACAACGAGGTCATAGAGCAAAACAAATATTAGAAGATGAAATATTTGTGGAAGCTATACAAAAAGTTTCAGCAGAGTTAGACCAAGAATGGATTAACTCTCCTGTAAGAGACACAGAAGGAAGAGAAAGAATTTACATGATGAAAAAAATGTTAAATGTCCTTTTGGTGCAACTACAATCTGTAATGGAAACTGGCAAACTAGCAAGTAAACAGATTAACAAATAAGGAGAAATAAAATGGCAGACACGCCTTCACAGGAATCTGTTGTTTCTAAACCAACTTATACAACGCAAGAAACAGCAGATGCTTTCGCTACCCTTTTAAACAACGAGACTGCAAGGAACGAAGAGCATCAAACATCTGAAACAGAGGTTGAGGAAAGTAATCTTGAACAAGATACTACTGAACTTACACCAGAAGATTTAGATGATGAAGTAGTAGATAACATAGAAGCCACTTCTGAAAATGAAGAGACACTTTATGAAGTTACCATTAATGGAGAACGACAAGAAGTTACCCTCGATGAATTAAGAAAAGGCTACTCTAGGGAGTCAGACTATACCAAGAAAACAATGGAGTTAAGTGAAAAACGTAAAGACATTGAGTCTTTACAAGATAACTTAGCGAAAGAGTTAGACGCAGTCAAAAATTCTCGCAATCAATACGCACAACAATTGGAACAAATACAGTCACAATTGGGTAAAGAAGAACAAGTGGATTGGGAAACACTATACGAAACAGATCCTGCTGAGTATGTTCGCAAAAAAGCAGAGTCCGATAAACGTAAAGAAATGTTGCAACTTGCACAGCAAGAACAACAACGTATCATTCAAGAGCAACAACAAGAGCAAAAGAAAGTTTATGACGAGTACATTGCTAAAGAACGTCAAATCTTGTCTGAAAAGTTACCAGTTTACAAAGACAAAGAAAAAGGTGCAGAGTTTATTAAAAACTTAACAAGTTTTGCAAAAGAGAGTGGTTATACTGACCAAGAAATTGCTATGATGGTAGATCATCGTGCAGTTTTATTGTTAGCAGATGCTTATAAGTATAATCAACTTCGTAAAACAAAGTTAAATCAAAATAAAGTCAAAAAAGCACCTCGCATTGTTCGTTCCAACGCATCCAATGTAACCCAAAGTTCCGATGACAAACAACGTTATGATCGCAGAATGAATAAACTGAAAAAATCTGGATCAATTCGTGATGCACAATCGGTGTTAAAAGAAATGATCCTAAACGAATAGGAGTTAATTATGGCTGTACCTACAAATACAGTAGAAACTTTTGATCGTGTTGGTATAAGAGAAGATCTAGCTGATGTTATTTACAATATAGCACCAACTGAAACACCTTTTATATCTAACGCAGCATCTGGAACTGCGGCTCAAACTTTACACGAGTGGCAAACAGATGGATTAGCAAATGCAGCAGCAAATGCACAAAAAGAAGGCGATGACTACACACTAGGTAGCAGAGCTGCAACAACAAGACTAAACAACTACACACAAATCTCTGCTAAAACAGTAGGTGTGTCTGGCTCTGACCAAGCAGTAACAAATGCAGGTCGAGGAGACGAACTTGCTTACCAATTAGCTAAACTTGGTAAAGAGTTGAAGAGAGATATCGAATTTGCAAATATCGGAGTAGAGAATGCTAAGGCAGCAGGATCTTCTGGTACTGCAAGAGAGAGTGCATCTGTTGGAACTTGGTATGGTGGAAACATTGCAGGTACTGCTTCAAGTGCAGGTAACTTTTCAACCAATGGTAGTCCATCAGCTTCCCCTGCCGGAACTGGTGCAACTGCAATTGCAGGTGGAACAAATAGAACTTTCACAGAAGCACTACTAAAAGCAGGTTTAAAAAAATGTTATGAACTTGGTGGAAATCCAGACGTTGTATTAATGTCTGCTTCTCACAAGCAACTAGCATCTGCTTTTTCTGGTGTAGCAACTCTATACAAAAATGCTGATGACAAAACTGTTATTGGTGCTGTCGATGTATATGTATCTGACTTTGGCGAAGTATCTTTCGTACCAGATAGACATCAACAAGCGAACAGAGTTGATATTTTGGAAATGGATAAGTGGGAAGTATCTTACCTAAGACCATTCCAAACTAAAGATCTAGCATCTTCTGGAGACAACGACAAGAAACTACTCTTAACTGAGTGGACTCTTGCAGCACGATCTCCAAATGCAAACTATGGAATTTTCAACTTAACTGCATAATTATTTGTAGTTTAAGGATTAGGAGGGGATTAATACCCCTCCTTTTTAATTTTTAACTAGAGGAAAAAACAATGCGTGGAATGAAAAAAAGAGCAAAAAAGAAAATGAAAAAATCTCCAGTATTTAATGAAGATAAAAAAAAATCAAAGAAAAGTAAAAAGAAAAAATAATGTCTAAAAAACTTTGGATTGATAATCCTAATGACACCAATGTTATTAAAACAAAAATGCACATTGACGAGTCAGAAAACAAATACCATTTTGAAGATGTCCAGGATGTTCAACCCATACTAGAACGCAACAAGTTTGAAGCTAAGAATGATTTGTATAAAGTTAGAGGAATGCAAGATGCAAAAATGTATAAAGTAGCATCTATCCCTTTGATTGTTGTTCAACAGTTAGCACAAAAAGGAATTATGTCTAATGCAGGTCGCATCATAGACAAAGATCGTTTTAAAAAATGGTTAAACGATCCAAACAACAGACATTTTAGAGTATATCAAGGAAATGTATAATGGCACTAGACACCTACGTAAATTTAAAAACAGAAATTGCAAATTATTTAAACAGATCGGATTTAACATCATATCTTGATACGTTTATTGATTTAGCAGAGTCTCGTCATGCAAGAGATTTGCGTGTTCGTGAAATGGAAGCTGTTGATACATCTATTACTACTGTTTCTGGTACACAATCTTATACGTTACCAACTGGCTATTTAGAAATGCGATATGTTATGTACCAATCTAATCCATACCAGTTCTTAGCTTACATGACTCCACCAGATTTTTTTCGAGTCTATAATGAAGGAGAAGGCTCTGGAACACCAACATATTACACAATAGTTTCTGATAAAATTTATTTAGGTAATATGCCAGATGCAGCACAAACTTTAGAACTTGGAATGTTTAAAAGACCAACTGCTTTATCTGATACAAATACAAGTAATGATATTTTAAATAACTTTCCGGATTTGTATTTATATGCAGCATTGAGTGAAAGTTCTCCATTCTTGATGGCAGATGAAAGACTGCAAGTATGGGCAGGATTATATAAAGAAGGAGTTAAAACAGCAAACGAGTCAGCACAAAGAGGTAGAACTTCCTCTGCTCCTTTGCAGATGTCAGCCAGTAGGATTGTATGATAGAGTTCGGTCAATTACAAGCCGACCTTCCAACGTATCAGAATAATGGTGCAATAAAGGTCGATAACGTTATTCCATTAGCTAAAGGTTACAAATCTTTTCCTCGTTTTGTAGCATTAAGTGGAACAGGATTAGGAACTACACCTGTTGGTTTATTTACTTCTTTTTCTGCAAGTGGATCAACTAACTACGCAGGAGATACAACTAAACTATACCAAATGGATAGTTCACTTGTATTTCAAGATAAATCTAAAGCAGGTGGCTACAACAACAGTACAACAGAAGGTAGCAGAGACTTTTGGGCATTCACACAGTTTGGAGCAAACATTATTGCAACAAATGGTGCTGATAATATACAAAAGTTTGAAGAAGGTGTTGATAGTGCTTTTTCTGATCTTGTTAGTATTAAAGCAAAATATCTTGCCATCATAAGAGACTTTGTTGTTGCCGGTTATACAACGGAGTCATCAACTGTTTACAACCAACGAGTTAAATGGTCTGGACTTAATGATAGTTCAACCTGGACACCTAGCCAAACAACACAGTCTGGTTTTCAAGACATTGTTGGAACACATGGATCAGTTCAAGCAATCGTTGGTGGAGAGTCTTTTGGTATTGTGTTCATGGAAAGAGCAATTTACCGAATGGATTATGTTGGTACACCTCTCATATTTCAGTTTAATAAGATAGCTGATAACATCGGAGCATTTGCTCCAAAGAGTGTAGCTTCTTTTGGTAATAGTATATTTTTCTTAGCACAAGATGGTTTTTATAAACTTGAAGGTGGACAAAAATTAACACCAATAGGAAAAGGTCGTGTTGATGATTTTTTTTTAAATGATGTGACATCAAATTTTGAAGGTGTCTGTTCTGCTATTGATCCTAACAACTCAATGGTAGTGTGGTCATACAGAGGAGATGGAGCATTAGGAACATCAACAGTTAATAATAAATTAATATGTTACAACTTCAACGTAGATAAATGGTCTACAGGTAGTGGTCAAGCATTGCACTTTATGAATAGTGCATCACAAGAAGCATTTACAACATTAGAGAGTTTAGATGTTTTAGGAGATCTTGATGGATTACCTAAAAGTTTAGACTCATTTTTTTATGATGAAGGAATTATTGGACTTGGTGCATTTGACTCTGACAAAAAGTTTGGAAAGTTTTTAGGTGCAAGTTTAGATGCCGAAGTAGACTCAACAGAGTTTGAAGGTGCAAAAGAGAGAAGAAGTACAGTTATAAATGCTAGACCAATTGTTGATGCAAATGGGGAAGATACAACTATTTCGGTTACACCGATTACTCGTTCTTCTCAAGCAGATGCAGTTACAGTTGGAACAGCAGTAGATACACAAACAAGTGGAGATTGCCCAATGCGATCTACAAGTAGATACCACCGACTTCGTGTAAAAGTATCTGGAAACTTTAATACTTTATCCGGCATTGATGTAGAAACAAAACCAGAAGGCAAAAGATAAATGGCAACAAACCAATTTCTTAATGTGCCTTTGTCGATGCCTGACCAAGCACAACATATACGATTAATAACTAACGTATTAAATAATACATTAGATGGTAAATTAAACTCAACAGGAAATGTTACACTTACAGCTAGTGCTACGAGTACAACATTAACTGATGCACGAATAGGAGCAAACTCAATTATACTATTCATGCCAACAACAGCCAATGGCAATACTGCAAAAGCAAACTTATTTGTTTCTGCAAGAGCCGATGGCACAGCAACTTTAACTCATGCCAGTTCAACAAATGCCGATCAAACTTTCGGTTATGTTGTTCTTGGATGATTACACAAGTTCCTAAAGAAGATTTACATATTATTTGGCAACAAGTTGAGCCATTAATAGATAAGGCTCTTGATGATACATACTTGCCAAAAGATGTATTAGATGGAATTCTTAGAAACAAGTTTCAACTTTTTATAAGTTGGGAGAACGATAAAGTGGAAAGTGCTGTTGTAACAGAAGTTGCAGACTATCCACGCAAACGTATCTTACGATATGTTCTCGCAGGAGGAAACAACATGGATAATTGGCTTGAGCCAATCCAAAACAAAATAGAAGAATTTGCAATGAACAATTATTGTCAAGCTATTGAGGTAGCAGGGCGAAAAGGTTGGTTGCGTAAATTACAAGGATTTAAACAAAATATATATTTAATGAGTAAAGAATTATGAGCAAAGGATCAAACCCAACAAACGTCACGACAACTACATCAGCAGAGCCTAGTGAATTTGTACGACCATATTTGACACAAGCATTTGACCAAGCACAAGATTTGTATGAGTCAGCAGTACCAAACTTCTATCCACAACAAACGTATACTGATTTTTCTCCAGAGACAGAGACAGCCTTACAATTAGCAACTGCACGAGCAATTAATAATCCTTTACTTGCATCTAGTCAGTCAGAAATAAATAATATTTTACAAGGTAATTATTTAGATCCATCAACTAATCCATATTCAACAGCTTTATATAATCAGATAGCAGGAGATGTAACTTCTGGTGTTCAATCACAATTTTCTAAAGCAGGTAGACTTGGTAGTGCAGCTAACCAAAGTGTACTCGCAGAAGAGTTAGGTAATGTTGCAAATCAAGTGTATGGCGATCAATACAACAGAGAACGAGATAGAATGTTCCAAGCAACACAACTTGCTCCTCAATTAGCACAAGCTGATTATCAAGACATACAAGCATTAGGTGGTGTTGGACAAACTAGAGAAGCGATGGAAATGGCTAAGATACAAGATGCTATGACTCGTTTTGATTTTGAACAACAAAAACCATATTACAAATTAAGAGAGTACCTTGCATCTATTGGATCTCCTTATGCACAAACAACAACTAAGACTGAGCCAATTTATAGAAACACCGGTGCAGGATTACTTGGTGGTGCAATGCAAGGTTATCAACTTGGTCAAAACTTTGGCATGGGTGGTCTAGGTGCTATCGGTGGTGGATTACTTGGAGGATTTTTATAATGGCAGCATTAACAGTTGATGCGATGGGTCAGATAGTACCTGCCGATATTATAGAAACAGATTTAGATAACAGATTTAAAAAAAACTTAATTCCAAAAGTTGCTCTTGGAAATATTGGAAATGCAGAGGTTAATAAACAAAGAATGATAAATGCTTTTAACAAACCAATAGGTAATTATAGTGCTTTAACGCAGACACCAAATAGATTTTCTTCACTTGGTAAAATGATGAACGCACAAGGTGTAATGCCACAACCAAAAAGATCAATGACACCAGGATATACTTCTTTGGGTCAGATGATGAATACACAAGGATTAATGCCTGTAGGTAATACAAAAAAACCTATGCAGACACCACCAAACTTTAAAAACAATTTATTAAACTATCTTGTTTCTCCACAAGGTAAAGGAATGGCACAAGGTTTATTAGAAGCTAGTGGGTATTCAAAAACTCCTGTTAGTTTTGGTCAAGCATTATCAAGAGGAATGCAACGAAGTAATGAAGCACAAGCAACAGCAAATGCACAAAAATTAAAAGAACAACAATTTCAATTTCAAAAAGATCAAGCAAAAATACAAGAAAAATTAATTGAGAGTCAAATATTTAAAAATTTAAATCCTCAACAAGCAATAAGTAATACAGCAAAGCAAATGAAAGATGCTTTTCCTAATTTAATTCCTGGCACTCCAGAATATCAAGATAAATTTATGGAGTTATTAAAAAATAACGCATCAAATGTAAGTATAACTAATGAAGCTCAAGGAAAAGGAGCTGATACAATGGCTGAATTGGATGCAAGAGAAGTTGCAGACACTAGAAAACTTGTAAGCAATAATTTTGAATTAATTTCAAGATTAGGAATTATGGAAAGTATTGTTGATGATCCAGATTTTAAAACAGGTCCTTTAACTGCATCTACTTTACCAATTAGAAAATTTTTAGCTGAACAAGGTTTTCTTTCCGATGATGCTACTGAAAAAGTATCTAAACAACAATTGTTTGAAGCTTATGCTAATTATTTAGTTCCACGAATGCGTGTTGTTGGCTCTGGTGCAACTTCTGATTTTGAAGCTCAATTATTTGCTAGTGCAACTGCAGGATTAGGAAAAGATGAACAATCAAACAGAATTCTCGTTAAAAGTTTTAAACTAATGCAAGATCATATGAAGTTTGCTGCACAAGAAAAAGAAAATTATTTTTATCGTAAACTTCCTAATGGTAACACAGCTTATAACTTGCAAGGTTTTAATCAACACATGGAAGAAAAAACAAAAGATAAACCGATATTTAAAAAATATGCAAATGATAATGATTTTGCAAAAGCAATCAAAGATGGTCAATTAAAAAAGAATGATTTGTATTATGATTTAGAAGATAATAAATTTAGAATAGTTGATGATGCAATGATAGAAGGAGCGAAAACTTTATAATATGGGAGCATTAATGAGTGGCTCTCAAACAGCCAATAAAGAAGAACAAAGAACTACTGGCGATATAGCAAGAGATGTAGCTAGAGCATTTACTCAAGGTATTACTTTTGGAACTGCAGATGAATTAGAAGCTTTTGTTAGATCATATATTGATAGTGATAAATCTTATACAGAATTAAAAGACGAAATAAGAACTGATATCAATAAATTTAGAAAAAATAGTCCTTATTTTGCTTATGGATTAGAAATAGCAGGATCATTACCTAGTGGAGTTTTAGGAGTTGGAAAAACTTTAGGAGCAACTGCTGTACGTTCTGGTGCTATGTCTGGTCTTTATGGAGCAGGTGCATCAGAAGGTAATATAAAAGATAGAGCAATAGCAGCAGGTATATCTGCACCCATAGGTGCTGTTGCAGGTCCTATTGTTCAAAAAATTATGCCAAATGCAACTCCACAAGCAACAGAATTAGCAAGTAAAGGTGTTAATTTAACTCCAGGACAAGCAACTTCTGGAGGTTTAGTTGGCAAAGCAATTAAAAGTATAGAAGAAGGATCAACAAGTATTCCTTTTATTGGTACTATGATTCAAGGAGCTATGGATAGATCAACAACTTCATTTAATAGAGCAGTAATTAATGATGCCTTAAAATCAATTGGAAAAGTTTTACCAAAAAATTTAACTGGCAGAAAAGCAATTGAATGGGCTAAAAATGAAATATCAAAATCTTATGATGATGTCGTTGGTAAAATGTCAATTAATAATGCAGATGATTTAATAGAAACAGCATCAACTATATCAACAAATCTAAAAGGAAATATTGATAGTAAATTATATAACAACTTTAATAATAAATTAAGTGAAATAATTGTTGCTAGAGTTAAAGATGGAAAGTTAAGTGGTAAAGCATTACAAAATATACAAACAGATATTAAAAAATTAATTACACAATATAATAAAACTGGTGGCACTTCTGAAATTGAAATGGCGAATGCCTTAAATATTATATTAAAAGGTCAAATAAATGATGCAGGAGAAAAAACAATATTTGGTTTAGATGATTTTTTATTAAGAGATAACGCAACAGAGGTAGTGCAACAATTTAAAAATACTAATACAGCTTACTCATTATTTGAGCCTATACAAACTGCTTCTATATCTTCTTCTACTTCTGGTGGCACATTTAGTCCTGGACAATTATTAAATGCAATTAAAAAATCAGATACAACAAAAACAAAAAGTCAATTTGCAACAGGTAGTGGAAAACTACAAACTTTAGCACAAACAGGAGATGAAGTAATTGGAACTAACATACCTAACTCTGGAACTGCTGATAGATTAGCTACAAAAGATTTTGTAACAGCAGGGGGATTACTACTAGGTGGTCAAAGTGGTGTTATTGATCCTACTTTAGCAGCAGGTGGATTAATGGCTGCAGGAGCATATTCAAAACCTGCTCAAAAAATTACAACTGGAGCATTGTTAGGAGCAGGTGGTCTTGCTCAAGACTCAGTTGCACCTGTTTCATCTTTGTTAGCACAACAAGAATTTTTAAATAGATTTTAGAGGAAAAAATGACAGTATCAAATTACAGCACAACATCATCAAACAATACATCAATTAACAGCATTAGTATTGCAGAAGGAATGCCACCTTCTAACGTCAACAATGCTATTAGAAATGAACTATCAGATATCAGAACATACCTAAATGATAAAGAATGGTTTATTGTTGGAGATAGAGATGGTGCTTGTACGTTCACTAGAGCAAGTTCAACATCGGTAACAGTAGCATCAACAAACGTTACTTCGGATTATCATGCTAAAAGACGAGTTAAGATAGTTGGAAGTAATACAGGTACGATTTATGGTATTGTTGCTTCTTCCTCGTTTTCTACTAACACAACAATTAATTTTACTTTTGATAGTGGCTCTATTTCTGGAAGTGACTCAACAGTCGATGTTTATGTAGGCTCTCCATACACTAACCCAAGTGTACCTGTTGTTGATGAAGATGCGATGGGTAGTGACTCAGCTATTATTCCTCCTTCACAGCAATCAGTAAAAGCATTTGTGACAAGTGGAACAATAACAATGACAAACAAGACTCTTACAAGTCCTGTTTTAAATACAGCTATTTCTGGAACTGCTTTTAAAGATGAAGATGATATGTCATCAGATAGTGCTACGGCAGTTGCTTCTCAACAAAGTATTAAGGCTTATGTAGACAGTCAAGTTACTGCACAGGATTTAGACATTAGTGATGGCTCTTCTTCCATAGCAATAGATCTTGATAGTGAAACATTAGGTTTGCTTGGTGGCACAGGTATTGACTCGGCTGCATCTGGAAACAATGTCACTATGTCAATTGACTCAACTGTTGCAACATTAACCGGTAGCCAATCTTTAACAAACAAAACTATTAATGGAAGTTCTAACACACTTTCTAATATTGGTAATTCAAGTTTAACAAATTCTTCTATAACTGTAACTGATGGATCTTCTTCAACTGCAACTGCTCTTGGTGGTACAATTACTTATGCAGCAGGAGAAGGATTAGACGTTGCTGAAAGTTCTGGCACAATTACTTATTCTGGAGAAGATGCAACAGTATCAAATAAAGGTATAGCATCATTCGATACAAACAACTTTAGTGTTTCATCTGGAGCAGTAAGTATTAAAACAGCAGGTGTTGGAAACACACAAGTTGCGACAGGTATTGCGAGTTCTAAAATTGCAGATGGATCTGTGTCTAATACCGAATTTCAATATATTGGTGGATTAACAAGTGACGCACAAACACAGCTAGACGCAAAATTAGTAAAAGCATCTAACTTATCTGATGTTGCATCAGCTTCTACATCAAGAACAAACTTAGGTTTAGGAACTGTTGCTACACAAGACGCTAACAGTATTGCTATTACAGGTGGCTCTGTTACTGGAATGTCCGCACCTTCATCTGGTAGTGATGTTGCTACAAAAACATATGTAGATGATTTAGTTGCAGGATTAAAAACAAGAATAATTACAAGAGTTGCAACAACAGGTAATGTTGATTTAACAGCCGATTTACAAAATGGCGATACAATAGACGGAATTACATTAGCAACTGGAAATAAGGTACTCGTAAAATCGCAAACAGATGCAACAGAGAATGGTATTTATGATGTAGTAGCTTCTGGAACAGCGACCAGAAATTCAGACTACGATACTGTTAGTGAACTTGCAGGACAATTAGTAATCGTTCAAGAAGGTACAGCCAACGCAGACGAAATTTATCTTTGCACAACTGATAATTCTGGAACAATAGGTTCGGTTAATATTACTTTTACAATCGTTCAACCTTCAAACGTAGGCACAGTCACAAGTGTTTCTGTGGCAGACGCAGGATCAAGCGAATTTACAGTTACAGGAAGTCCAATTACATCATCTGGCACAATCAACTTGGCAGTTAATTCTATTAACGCAACTAAAATTGGTAGTGGGAATGTTGATAATACAGAACTAGGTTACTTAAACGGAGTGACCTCAAA